CGCCGCCGTGGCACTTTCGAGGATGCCATTCTGTTGCACGGTGTAGTTGTGCTGGAATGCCACCCGGATACGTCGGGCCGGAAGGTTGATATCGGCAGGCAGTGCGCGCGGTGGGCAGTCGATGATGGATGCGGTGGTGTATTCCGCCGCCGGGGTTTCGTCGTCCGTCACGGCTTTGAGGACGATGCACCGCAGCGAGCCATCCACCGCCGGGACGATCTTGGCGCCGAATGCCGCGAGGCACCTGCCAGCCGCCGCGTCACCCGTCACCTGAGCGTCCGGCCCCCAATACCAGCCGGCTTCATAGGCGTAATCCGTCGCCGCCGTCGTAAAGGTTGCCGTGTTCAGCAGCTCCGATGGCAGTTCCATATCCTCGGCAATCAGATACCGGACGATGTTCGCCGCAATCAGTTGTTCGCCGGCCGATGGGAAATGGCCGATGACGGTTGCCGTGAGCGCCGCGTTGTCGGCGGGTTCCAGGCCAAGCTGGATCAGGCCACGGCTGTTGTCGGTGCGATACTGCCCGGGCGTCGTGCTGCCGGTGTATAGGTCCGTCGTGTTGCTGCCGAACGTGATCGTCGTCGCGGCACCCTCATACAGCGCAACGACCGTTCCGGGGCCGTCGTTGTATTGGTAAATCAGGTTGTCCCGGTCGATCAGCGTGAGCGGCACATTGAACGCCTTGCCCCGCGTCTTGGGCTTGAGCGTGCCGGCCAATTCGGCGTCACCCTCATACGTGCCCGTGCCGGCGTATGCGTTGCGCTGTAGGGGCCTGTCCATCCAGTAGGAGGCATCGCGTAGGGTGATCGTCAGAAGGAACTCAGACAGCACCCACGACCCGGCAACGCCCGTGAACAGGGTGATCAGATCGTCCGAAACCGGATCGAGGAAGATGCCGCGCGTATCGTCCCACGTCTTGACGCCATACTTGATCCGCACCGTCCGGCCGTCGATGTTCCACATGGCCATGAGGCCGTCGTATTGGTGGCCATCGTTGATCAGTGAGATGGTCCCGTAGCCGAACACAATGCCATCCTGCGCCGGGGATAGCGGCACGCGCGCATCAACCGTCAGACCGGCCGCGAGCAACGGCGCATAGACCGAAACCGGGCTTTCCGTGTGGTAGCCAAGGTCGGACGCGCGAATGGTGATGGTTTCTTCCGCCGCCATCGCCTCAAGCGAAATGTCACCCCACGGCGCCGATCCCCAGCCATAAGCCGGGTCTTCCACCGCACCCGGACGGGACGCCTCGATCTCGACAACAAAGAACGGTTGCAAGCCGGCGATAAGGTTCGGGTTGCCAAGGATTAGCTGCGAAAGGATCGACCATTCCGGCGACGCAACCTGTGTGCCGTCTACGTCCACAACGTCGGTATAAGGGGCAGGGACGCCGATATACCCGTGCAAAGGGGTGTAAGGACCGCCGATCAGGTCGCCGTCGCTGTCCGCAATCTGGTAGCCGCCGGGGCCGGTGATGACGCCCGACATTATGCGGCCCTACTGGCGGGAACGGTCGCGGCAAGGCGCATGTCATTCCGCAGCCCGGCGACCTCTTGCAGCAAGCGCCGCAGTTCGCCCGCCAACGTGGCGGTTTGTGTCCGAACTTCGGAAGTCAACACCGCATTCGTCAGCGTCTCGGGAGACTGGCCGGCGAAGGTTTCCAGCGCCGACACGATCCGCCCCACGTCGTTGACGAACTGCGTGCCACTGCCGAATTGCGCCCGTGACGCGGAACGGAACGTCTCGGCAAAGCTGGTCAGGTTCCGCATCGCGCCCGCGTCGCCGGTCTGTGCCGCCGCAATGGCTTGGTCAAACTGCGACGACGCAGCCGCGTAACGATCCTTGGACGCGATCGGGCTTTCCGCGCCGAACCGGACTCCGCGCACGTAATCCGAAATTGACGTAATGATCGCTGTTGCGGAGCCGGCCGCGCGTTCCAATGCGGCGGTGGATTGAGCGGTGGATTGAGCCGTCGCTTGTTCGTTGGCCGCCGCGATGGCGTCGAGATACGACTTGGCGGTTGACAGACGTTCCTCGCCAAGCGTGGCTTCGAGAAATGCCATCTGATCGGCGAACGCTTGCGTCTCCGCGTAGGCATCGCCGAACACAGTCTTGAGGTTGTTTCCGAACGCTTCGCGCTGCGCTGCGGCCTGGGCATCGAACACCAGAAGTTGAGCGTCCAACTGCATTTGCAGGTTGCCGCTGTTCACGCCACGCGCCGCCGTAAACCGCGCCAGCAACCCCTGCCGGCTGTCCTCTAGCTGCTTCGCCGCGTTATCGTTGGCAATCTGGATTGCCTTTTGACGCGCCTCGGTCAAATCGTATTCGGCAAACCCAAGCCGATCCGCCATGACCTTTGCATCGTCAAACTGCCGGGAAAGCGTGTCGATCGTGGTGGCGAGCGTGCCGGCGCCGAACGATGGCGTCACGTCGATCAGCGCCTTCAAGGCAGGGGCCGTCGAGTTGACGAAATTGAGAATGTCCGAGACTGCGGTTTGAAGCGCCTCGGCCGTGCCGAATGACTGCCCCTCTAAGCCACGGTTCAGATATTGGTTATCGGACCCGAACCGCAGTTCCCCGAACGCATCCGCAATGGAACTGGGCCGTCCGTCACCCTGGCCGAAATTCAGCCATTTTCCGGTGTTTCCGCCGATAATGCGAGACTGACCGAAGTTGTCATTTGATGTTGCATTCGCAATGCGTGTCCCTGTTGCGGACAACAAGCTGTTGATTGTGGAAACCTGCTCCGTGAGGGTCGCGACCTCCTGGCTCACGTCAACGATTTGCGATTGCGTTATGCCTACGGATAGGAGGCCGTTGGCGTCTTTGTTCAGGCCGGTCGCGGAGAAGGGGGTTGCGGCTTTGGGGCCGATTAGGCCGCCGCCTGCGCCGCCTAGCAGGCCGCCGATGATGCCCCCAAGAGGCCCGAACGCCAGCGTTCCCGCCAAGGCACCGACGCCCGCGCCGATTTGTGGGGCGGGACCGACTTTGCCTAGCGAGGATTGCAGCAACCCGCCAGCGAGCGAGCCGGCGCCGAAGCCAAGGCCAACGCCAGATAGCATCCCGCCGATCGTGGCGCCGCCCTGAGCCGCCAGAACGGCGGACGGTGGTGCCGGACCAAATACGCCAGCGCCCAAGCCAGAGAGGGCTGTATTGGTCGCCGTGCCCAGCCCGACGCCGTTAATCCCAGTCGAAAGCAGGCTGTTAATCCCACTCCCGATGCCGCTCAACGCGCCATTCGTTCCCGTCAGACCGAGGTATTCCCCAATCCCGGACAACTTGCCGGCGAAGTCGGTCAGGCCAAGCGCATCCGTGATCCCGCCGAACGTCGAGGCATTCGACGCCGCACCGAACAGCGACGACAACCCACCGCTGCCCGTGGCACTACCGCCGCCGGACAACGCACCAAGGCCAGACCACAGGCTGTCCCGCTGCTTGCCGCCGAAGGAATTAAGGATCGGATTGACCGCGCCAAGCTGCAACAGGCTGGTCGCCGCCGATGCAACGATTGACTTGACGATGTTGCCGAAATTGACCGCTGCGCCCTTGCCGGTCAGGAAGGCGTCAACGATCCCTTGGCCGAGGCGATCGAACGCGGTCGAGAGGATATCCGTGATCGCTTGAACGGATGACTGGACGTGCTGAAACTCGCGGGCGGCGTCGGTGGAGCGGAGATAGCTTTCGGATAGGCGCGATACGGTCGCCTCATATTCTTCCATGCCGGGTAGGATGCCAGCCTTCAACGCCGTGAGATACGCCTTCTCTCGTGCCTGGACACGTTCAAGGGATGCTTCTGTGCCGTCGTAAGCCGCTGTTACGCGCGCTTGGGATTTGGATGCTTCGTCGGTTTCCTCAATCTGCTTGTTGAGGCTGTCCATGCCTTTCTGATAGGCACTGACTTGTTCCTCAACCGCCGACTTGGTTGCCTTGACGCCGGCCCGGTGGGTTTCCTCGGTCTTGGTCAGCTTCTTGAGCGCTTCGTCACGCTCTTTCAGCATCGCAGTGCTGACTTTGATATAGTCCGCTTCAGACACCGCGCCGGAATTGCGCGCGGCTTCCAGCTTCTTTACGCCTTCGTCGTATTCCTTCCGGATGGTGAAGTCTTTGTCGTATTTCTTCCGGAGTTCATCGACGGATTTGGTGTGGGATACGACCTCGGCCGCAAGCCGGCTTTCGGACGCGGCCTCTTGCGCGGCTTCATCGCGGCGCACGGCTTCGTTGTTGATCTGTAGAAGTTCGTCGCGGTTTTTCTGAAGCGCAGCTTTTGACGCATCCATCCCCTTCAGAATGGCTTGAACCTGAACATCACTGTCAGGCAACCCGGCCTTGCGGGAGTCATCAAGGACTTGGTTCCATTCAGCAATCCGCTTCTGGATTTCAGCCTGTTCGACAATCAACTCCGCCGTGCGTTCCGCACCCGTAGACCCACCCGTGAACCCACGGATTTTGTCCACGATGTTCGCCGCAACCTGCAACGCAGCCGCAAGTTTGTTGCTGAACTCTAGCGCCTGATCGATATGCGTCAGGAAGGATTGCGCGGCAACGTCAAACTGCGACTGCGCCCGCGCCATCGTGACCGGCATGTTGCCGAACACGTCATCCACGCCCTGCGCCGCGCGCATCATGGCCGGGAAGATCGTATCAGCCGTCAGCTTCCCCTCTGCACCCATGGCGCGAAGGCTTCCGACCGATGTGCCCAATTCGCGAGCCAAGGCTTGGGCGAACATGGGCATATTTTCGAGGATGGATCGAAGTTCATCGCCTTGCAGAACGCCAGACGCGAGGGCTTGCCCTAGCTGCTGGGTTGCGGCGGAGGTTTCCTGCATAGAGGAACCCGAGACGATGGCGAACTTCTGCAAGCCATCGACTAGCTTTAGGACCTGATCGCTTGTGGCGCCAACGTCCTTCGCGGCGATAGAGAACCGCTGGAAAGCCGATGCGCTATCGGTGACCGCAATCCCGGTCTGGCGGGATGATGCGGTCAGAGCCTCAAAGATCGAGGCGCCCTGTTCGGAACTTCCAACCGTCGCGGACAGACGCGCAATGGAGGCGTTGGCGGCGTCACCGGCCGCAGGGATGGCTTTAAGCGCCTTCCCCACCAACTCAATCGCCTTGGCGGCAGCCAACATCCCAACGGCGAACGCGCCACCCGTAGCGGCCGCACCGACAAAGCCGGATTGCTGCGACGCCATGCGCTGCAACGCACTGGTGGTCTCGGTGGTCTGGACGGTGAAAGACCGTTGGGCAGTCTCGGCCGCTTTCGTGCTGGCCGTCTGGGCCTGTTGCGCCGCCGTTACGCGGGCTTGCGCGGACGCCATCAGCCGCGACGCACGATCCGCCGCTTCGCCCGATCCCTGCGAGATGCGGGTCAGGCGGTCAAGATCGCGGCCGGCATCCCGAACCGCCTGGCCGAGAGGATCCAGGCGGCGGGCTAGAGCATCGACCGAACGCTGTTGCTTGGCTTGGGTTTCAATGACGCGGATGTTGGCGTTCTCTACGCCTTTCATCGCGTCAATGATTACATCGCCAGCGCGCCTTACTTCCTTGGCGCCTGACGTGGCCTTGGATGCGCCAAACCCAACTTCGAGGGAGGTTGCTTGGCTATCGCTCATCGCTTCTTCCCCCTCCCCTTCTTGGATTTGTTACGACGTGCCCACGCCATGATATCCCGCGCTGCCTGTTCGGAATTGGCGACGGGTGGTTCGGGTTCTTCACCGGCCGAACCCCATGGGTTGGTTTTTTTCACGAAATCAATCTTGCCGGCTATGGCCAGATGCAAATGGGCGATGTTGGCGTTCAGGACTACATCGGGAGGCCAACCGAGCCATCCCATTGCCGTCTGCGCCAAGTCCGCCGCCCATTCATCCAGCGTTAGGCGTTTCCCTCCGGTTCCTCGGCCGGGGGCGCGTCATCAGGCGGTGGAGCCTTGCCGCCGTTCATCAGCACTTTCAGATATTCCACGAGCGGCATAAGCGTCGCGTCGTTCATTCCGGCAGCGTAGACTTTCGCGGCCAGCGCCTTTTCGTCACGATCCGGGACGCCAGCGCCGATCTTGATGATGGAGACCACGCCATCGAACTCCTGATTGAACAGGGTTTGCAGCGCGGGTCGCAGGCCACCATGGGCGCGGGAAAGCGTGCGGATTGCGTTCAGGGTCGGGCGGAGGATGTAGGTGTCGTCTCCCAGCGCAAGGGAGACTTCGCCATCGTTTAGGTTCGCCATGTCGGGGTTCCTTGATTGTGTCGGGTGTCGGGGAAGGCGGCTGGCGATGCCCCGACAGCACCGCCAGCCTTGAAGCCCGGCCGGGCTACGACGCGCCAGTGAAGATCGTTGTATTGATCTCCAACGTGACCGTTGCGCGGATGACAGAGTTGGTGGCGCCAAGCGTGGTCCGGAATGACATGACCTTCGCGCCGAAATAGATCGTATCGTATGACGCATCAGCGCCGACGATGGTGATCTTGAACGGGTAGGTATTCTGATCCGCCGTGACGTATGACTTGAGCGCGGCTTGTCCGGCGTCGGTCAGGTCCTGGCCGATGGTAAGCTGAAACTGCCCGTCGTTGTGCCCGCCGCGCAACTTGTAGGTGCGACCATCCGCCACAGCCTGGAACGGGACCGGATCGAACACGCGGCCGAGTTCGCCCATGCTTTCAATGAGGCCGATTTCCGTTGCGATGGTGAGACCCTGAAAGTCCCCGATCGCATCCGCAGCCGCCTCGACGTTCGTGAGGGGCGTTGCGCTGGTATAAAGCCGTGCCCCAAGGACTCCGGTCGCAGCCATGTCAATATTCCTTCGGGTGTGAGAGGTTAGCCTTGACGCAGGTAGAGGTAGTCAGTCGTCAGCGTGCGGCTGGCGGTAGAACGCGCCATTGCCGCGAGCGTGGGGTAAAGCGTCACGCCCGTTGCCGCCGCCGTGGTCATTGCCGAACCCGCCAGAACGCCGTTGATGTAGAACGATGCGTCGCCGCTGGTGTTCGTCTCGATCCGGAGCGTGATGTTGGTCGCGGCGACCGGAGCCGTCGCGCTGTTCTGCGGGGTTTCGTCGGAACCGTTGTTGACGCCAACCAGCCAGATATTGTCGGTGGTCATGCTCGTATCGAACATGAACCCGATGGCGTCGGTGGCGTTGGTGGTGATCGTGTCCGCCGATGCCGCGCTTTCGATTGGAATTTCCAGCGCCGCTTTCTGGTCGGTCAGGCCGAAGTAGAACGCCGCATTCGTGATAGCGGAAATCTGCAAGCGGGCTTCAAGCACGATCGCACCCGCCGCGAGCGTGTAGCCCGTGTCGCCAATCGCCTGCGTGCCGTCCGCCGCAAAGCCGGTGCCAGCGTTGCCAGTGACCATGACCAGCGTATTCGCGGAAATGGCAGGGTCCAACGCCTCCGCGTCCGAACCATTGAACAGTTCATAGTGCGTCAAGGACCCGCCTGTATCGAACGTGTCATACAGTTCGGCAGGGTCGACCGTGATGATGGGGCTGTTGATTTCCATCATGGCCGTTGCGGACAGGACAGAATTGACCGCGCCCATGGTGGTGCGGAACGACATAGGCAAACCACGGAAGAACACCGTCGTTGGACCGCCGACCGAAGACGGGGGATCGTTGAACTCGATCCGGAAGCCCCAATTGTCCTGTGTCGCGGCATTCGCAGCATCAAACAGCAGGTCTTGCCCCGTGTCAGACAGGTCTTGCCCGACCGTGATGGACATTTGCCCATCGTTGTAGCCGCCCTTCAACTTGTATGTCCGGCCGTCATAGATCGCCTGGAACGTGACCGGATCGAAAACGCGCCCGTATTCGCCGAACTGCGTGATAAGACCCACCTCGGTCCAACTCTGTGCCGAAAACTCGCGTTCCGTGTCGATCGTGGACGCGATGGCCGCATCCGAAATGAACAGCCGCGTGCCAAGCACGCCTTGAGGGGATGCCATAGTCACCTAGCTCCAGTCACGATAAAGGGCACGCTGCCCGAAACCCGGTAGTAGACCCCGCCGGGCTGCATTCCGGGGATGTTCACGTCCGCCGCTTCCGCCGGGGATGGCGGGTTGCCGCCTTCCAGGTAGATGGCGGTCGAAACGAGTTGCAATTCCAAGATGCCAGTCATGGTCTGAACCAAGCCGGTTGCGACCGTGCGGCCGCTGCCAGACGGGACGAACGCGGAGAAGTAGACAATCCCGCCCTCGACCGATGACCGCTTTCCAGTGCCGCCGAAGATGCCCTTGTCCGCGTAGGTGCCTTCAATGGAGACGTAGACAAATGCCGTTGCCTGTCCGTCCGGCTGGTAGGTCTCGTTTTCCCAAAGGAGTTGCGTCGAGGCGTAGGCACCCGCCGCCCATTGCGTCTCGACGTGCGAGCGCAAGGCCGTTTCCGCCGCATCCCAGAGCATTACAGAGCCTCAATCACCAGTGCGGGGTATGTGAGCGGTTGGCCAGACCGTGGGGGCTTCTTCAAGCGGTAGCCGGGCAAAAGCTCAATGAACTGGATGCCGACATAGACAACCCGGCGATACCGTTTCAGGATCAGTTGTCGAACCTTCTCGATGATGCCGGCCGGAACCTCGAACCCCTTGGCGCCGGTCTGGATTTTGCGCGCGTAGGGAAGCGGGTTGACGATGGTGACCGTGCCCGCGCCCTCGATCTGGTCCAGTCCGATTGCGCCCTTGGCAACCGAACCGGGCCGAGACAGCCGAGACGCATTCGCAAGCGATGCAATCCGCCAAGCCTTGCGATACTGGCCGGACCGAACCGGAGACAGGCGTTCCAATTCCCTGAGCGCGAAACTGACAACCTCGCGCATCCGGCTGAACCGATACACGATCAGCCCGAACGGCTTGACCTCGGTTTCCGACTGCGCCGGGCGGTGGTCAACCTCTAGCGTCACCATCGGCTTCGCGGATTGCTTGGCCATAAACTCGCCAAGGAGACGTTTCGCGGTCCGCGCGTGGAACTCGACAACCGCCGGGCCTGTCATGTTCTTCACGAACAGGTTGACGGAAATCTCGAAGGGGGAAGCCATTAGCCTCTGACTTGCAAATTCACGCGGTGAAGGTCCCCGTCCACATAGACAGGATCAGCCGCCTCGATACGCCGCACCCGGCCAGCAGACACGATGTAATCCCCCGCGCGCGGAACCCGAACATCCAACCCATTCGGCGGACTGGTCACCGGCTGCCCGCCAGGCCACTGCGCGGCGATTATGTCGGTCGCTGACAGGATCACCAGACTATCCCCCTGGATGATACCGCCCGCCAGTTCGTCCGCCCTGTAGCCCCGCACCAGAGCGCGGCATGTGCAATCCACGTTCGCCTGGTTCGTGGTCCCGGTGATGCGGCGCAGGGTCACGTCTTGGCCGAATGCGGTGAGCATGGCGTCTAGGTCGGATTGGAAGGTCACGAAACCCTCGCCCTCACCGCCAGCAACGTAGACCCCGCATAGGTCCCGGTCGTCGTCACCACGGCCCGCAGCCGATCGCCCAGAACCGCGTCAAACACACCCTCCGCCGAAAGGTCCGCGTAGGACGTGACAGCCTTGGACAGCCTCGCGGAGAGGTTGGCGTATTTCACGGCGGACGTGGTGGCGAAGTCCATGCGCGCGATATCGTGCCACAACTCCCCACCATCGAAGGACGTTTGGACCTTGACGATTGCGGTTGTTCCGCCTGAGCCATAGGTGAAAATGGCCTGGATGGCGCACTCGGTCATGCCGTCAAGGCCGTCGATGGCTGTGTAGATTTGGGTGGTCAAGGCCGTGGTGATGGTTTGGGTGGCGAGGGTGAAGATGCGGGGGATTGCCATGGTCTCGCCTCAAACCGCCATCGTTACATCGTTACGGAACGGCGCAAGCAATTCCTGGATTTCCATGGACAGAAGCGGATCAGATGCCGCGCCGACCCAGAACTCTTGCTCGCCAACACCCTCGATCCGGGTCCGCTTCAAGTTCGGATCAGCCTTGGCGTTCGGCCCATCCTCAGACCACAAAATTCGGACAGACTTCATCGCCGCTGCCTTCAACGATGGCGGGACCGTTGCCCATCCAGCCGTGTAGACGACCGTGATCTTTTCGCCAGCCCACCCGGCGGGTGCGTCATCAATCAGCCGGCGCAGGATGCCAGATGCGGCGTGGGCTTCGTATTCGTCGGCGTCATAAGTCACATCGTCCACCACAACGGACGTGATCGCAGTCACAGGCCGGCGGGAAAGCACCAGTTCCGGCGCCCACCCACACATGCGGAAAACCTCGGTAAGCGTCTCCTGCCGAAACGTCGGCGGCGTGGGTGGCACATCAGCGATGTTGCACCAGCGCACGAGTGCATCCGTGGTCCGGTCGTTGAACATGGCCAAGAGCACGTCTTGTGATGCGTCGTTGGAAGCAAGGCCGATCGCGAGGCGCAGTTCTTCCGTGGTCAATAGGGTTGTGTCCGTTGCGGCGGTGGTGATGGTCAGCACGCAAACACATCCATCAACCGAACCTTCGGGAATTCGTCCAGAGCCGTCCCATCGGTCGCGTTCACAATCTCGCACCCGACCCGCAAGCCGTCCTGATGCCAGCCATTGAACGACGGGATAAACTCGTCACGATAAGACTTCATAGTTTCCGTGTGCTGATAGTCGTCATGGCAGTGAGACCGGCCCGTGTCGGGATCAACCCGCATGTCGTATCCCATCATCACAACCCGCCTGGCACCGCACATGACCGCCAGCGAAACCGCCCGATGCCCCGTGGACCTACCATCCCGCAGCGGCGGGCATAGGCCAAAGTCGCCACGGGTGATGTTTTCCAGACGCAGCAATTCCGGCATGGCCACCTTCGCGCGACGGGACAAGGTGAACACCGGCCCCTTGAACGCCCGAATGAGCGTTTCGTTGTCCTCAAACCAGTTCTGATCCGTGAAGATCAGCGCGTCCGGTTCGCATCCGCCATTGCGGGCAGTCTTGATGCTGGAATTGACCGCCAGCACTATGTCGCCATGCCGTTGCGCGTCACGGATCAGCGCCCATTCACTGGCATCCAGCCGGCGCAGACTATCGCCCGACGCCAGACAGAACACCGTCTTGCCCTGCCATGGATGGCCTGGATCGGTGTAGGGGTTCAAGTTAGCTGCATCCATCGCCGCGCCCATTCGGCCATCCACGCCTTACGCGTGCCCCTGAAATGCACCACGGTCGGCATTCCGGCATTGTCCGAAACGTCGTCAGGCGCCCAATTCGCGGTCTCTGCC